GCACTGCAACCTTGCCGATCTGCCGCTGGTCCTTGGTGACCTCGGCCACCGGGACGTGGTAGATCCGGGCCGCGGCCACCTTGTAGATGTCCTGCTTGGCGCGGAAAGCGTCGAGCACGTCCTCCTCGCCGGCCAGCCACGCCAGGACCCGGGCCTCGACGGCACTGAAGTCCACGGCCACCAGGTCATGACCCGGGCTGGCGATGAGTAGGCCCCTAATGGAATCGGCCAGGGCGTCCAGGGTGGGGCCATACATGGCGTCCAGGTAGGCCGGGTGGCCCAGGTGGCGGATGATGTCCTCCACGTCCTGGGGCCGGGTGCCGGGCCGGGGCCGGGGCAGGTTCTGGATCTGCACCCCACGGCCCGCCCAGCGGCCAGTGCTGGCGCCGTGGAACTGGTGCAGGTTGCGCAGGCGGCCGTCCGGGCCGGCCTTCTCCTTCATCGCCACCAGCTTGGCCGTGCTGGACTTCGCGCCCTCCTTGCGGAGCTCCAGGGCGGCCCGGACCTGCCACGGCAGATCGCCGTCCAGGGCATCCAGGACCTCAGCCTTGGCGGCGCCCTTCATCTCGACGCCCATGGTGCGGATCCACCGGACCAGGCCGGTCACCTCGGTGACCGCGCCCACTGCGCCGCTGGTGACCCGGAGCATCTCCCGGTTGAGCCGGGGGGTCTCGGAGGCGATCAGGGCCAGGCCCTTGTCGATGGCCGGCAGGTCCAGCAGGACGCCCCGCTGGTTGATTTGGTAGTCCAGGGTCCACAGGTCCTGCTCGGAAGGGGAGATCTCCATCAGCCGGTGGTGGAGGGCCCGCTCGACCTCGACATCCTGGGCGCAGTAGTCGTAGAGCACCTGGAACTTCTCCGGGTCATGCTCGGGCCGCCACAGCTGGCCGTCCAGTCGGGGCCGGCACAGCTGCAGCATGGTCCGGTGGCCGGTCGAGTCCTTGCGCTGCTCCAGCCCGACCGCCGGGGCCGCGGCCTCCAGGGCGCCAGGCAGGCCCATGGCGTAGGCCATGACCATCGTGTCCCGGCACTGCTCGGGGCGCAGGTCGGGCCATCTGAACCGCTTGGCTAGGATATGGTTCCAGAGGGCGAGCTCGAAGGCGGCGTTGTGCGCGACCACCGGGTGGCCCTCGAACACGTGCATGGCGATCCGGCGGGACTCGTCGGTGACGGCCCAGCTGGTCAGCACCCGGACCGGTTCGTCATCGAACGCATAGCCCATGCAGTGGATCCCGGTGCTCGGGTCTTTGGAGTAGAAGTCCAGGCCGCGGGCCTTGAGGTCGCAGCGGCTATACGACTCGAAATCACAGTGAAGAATCGGCACGGCCTAGAACCCCAAGGCTTTCTCTGCCGCGCAGAGATTCTTGGCCCAATGCTCATGGAGAACAACCTGACCTAGGCCGGTAACATACCAATGGTTAGTGATGCTCCTGTTCCCCGCCGGAGTAACCTTGTAGGATACTTTCGGAACAAAAAGACCCTTAGTCACCCATTCCTGGTAGGGCCTGTTGTCCCGGTACGGGTAACCGGTGCGGGTGAAATACCCTGCCTCCCGAAGCCACCGATACCAATTGCCCCGCCCCATCGAACGGTCCAGCATCTGCCCGAAAGTAACTATTGGAACCAGGTCATCGGTGGCAACGACATCATCGAAGAACTCGACCTTCGGCGCCTGCTCGCGGACAGCCCCGCTCAATTTGGCCACGGCAGTCTCGGCTTCCTGGATCAGGTCTTCCAGGACGGGGATCTCCTTGACCTTGCACTCCAGGGTCTGGATCGTCTCCTCCTGCTCCAGGGCCAGGGCCAGGAGGCCCTTGCGGTCCATGGTCAGGTAGGGGTTCACGGCGACGACGGCCAGGGCCTTCTTCTCCATGTCGATGAAATAGGCCCGCGCCAGCTTGCCCTTCTCGTTGCGCTCGACCATGGAAAGTTCCTTGGCCATGCCCAGGGTCAGCGCGTATTCCTTGCTCGGGCGACCGCCCTGGGGGTTTTGGGGCAAATTCCCCATAACCTCAAAGTCCCTGTGTTCAACGAATCCGTACTGCTGGATGCGATCAATGATCCAGTGCGCGAATCCGTCCTTGACCTCCAGGAACCGGTGGAGGTCCCGGGCGTTGACGGCGTTGATCTGGGCCCCGTCGATCTGCGCGGGGGTGATGAGGGGGAAGTTGGTCACGGGCGCCTCCTTGGGCATCGGGGCAACGACTTCTTTGGACTCGAACTGCTCGATGACGGCGGACTTGAGTCTGGCCACCCGTTCGTAGCGCTCAATCTGCTTCAGGCAGTTCATCTTCAGGCAGCCGAAAAGCCCCGGACTTCACGGGGCTAGTCGGAGGATGGGCCTGCGGTCTACCCGAAAATGCCAGCCGCGGTCTTGGCGGGGCCGGCGCCGGGCACGGCCTTGAAGACCTTGTTGGCCGGCGGGGCCGCGTTGCCCAGGCTCTCGCCGTCGCGCAGCTTCTGCAGGTTGCTGAGGGAGAACGCCACGCCCCGGTTGCCCGAGTTGTCGTAGGCGTAGGCGTTGGTCTGGGCCCAGAACCAGGCGCCGGAGTAGACATCCAGTTCGTCGGTGATGGGGTAGGCGCTGAGGGTGACGATGGTCCAGTCATCACCGATGCCGGCGACCGGGTTGTCGAGGTCGGCGTTCTCCCGGAACGGGCTGTTCAGGGTCTTGGCGAACTTGGCGTCCTTCAGCTTGTCGCCGAACTTGTCGGCGGCGGCCTGGGCGGCCTGCGCCTTCATCTCGGTGAGGTCGGCCTCGGGCGGGAAGGCGCACTTGATGCTGTACTTCAGCTTGTCCCCGGGCTTGGGGTTCATGCCGGCCGCCGGCTTGAAGATGCTGCACCAGACGGCGCGGAACTCGGGGGTGAAGATGTGGGGCTGGGCCATTGTGGGCTCCATGGTGTGGATGGTTGTGCGCAGGGAACCGCCCTGCCGGCGGTGGTGCTATTGCTTGTTGTAGGTCCAGGCTTCCCAGAATTCCCAGCAGTCCTGCCGGGCGGCGCCGAGCGAGTGCGTGGCTTCGTTGGCCCGCTGCTGCGCTTCCGCCTCGGCCACCTTGGCGGCCTTGTGCTCGGCCTCCCGGGCGCGGTAGATGGCCCGCAGCTTCTGGAACTCGGCCAGGTTCTTCAGGTCCTCGACGTTGGAGTCCACGGTGCTACTCCTGGACGCTCGTGGGGGCCGTGCTGGCGATGACCTCGTAGCCGTTGGCCTTGAGGAGGGAGATGGCGTCGGCCACGGCCTGCTTGCCCTCGACGAAGGCGGCGAACTTGGCCAGTTCCTTGTGGACGATGCCGTCCACCTCCATGCCCTTGGCGGCGATGTAGTTGTCCACGTGGGCCTTCAGGTCCGCGATGGCGACGGTGAGGATGCTCATGGCATCTCCTTTATTTGAGGGTTGGGAAGACGGCCGCGGCGTCTAGCCGGACGGCCTGGCGGTTATCTGATTCATGAACAAGCGTGTGACCGCTGCTCTCCTTGATGACGAAGGGCTCCAGCACCGCGGCCCGCTCGGCGGCGTTCTTGCCCTGGCAAAGCTTTTCCAGTTCGGCAACACCCAGGAGTTCGGAAGGCTTGAGGATCTCGTCCATCTTCACTTTCAGGACGCTGGCCAGCACGAACTTGTTCAGGTCGGGGCGCCACTTGCGGGTGGCCCGCTTCTCCACCAATTTGTAGCCGGGCGGGACACGGCCGGCCTCGGCCTCGTCATAAGCGAACTGGCGGACGTTCTTGATCCACCCTTCCATGACGGGCAGCATGTCCAGCACCTTGGCCAGCTGGTCGCGGTCGTAGGGCGCGGCCTCCATGAAGACCTGCTTGCACATCTGCTGGGCCTGGGCGGTCAGCTTGGGGCACTTGGGCGCGGCCAGGCACCACCGGCAGGACTTCTCGCTGGGGCGCAGGTAGGCGTCATTCCATTCGTCGGCCGGCAAGGCGGACTGTTCGGCCTCGGTGACTTTGGTTAAGGCGTCCCGCAGGTCGGCGTAGAAGTCCATCATGTCCAGGGTGGAATACTCCGCCATCCGGATCATGCCGTCCTCGTTGGGCATCCGCGGCTGGCAGATGCCGACCACGATGGTCTTGGCCTTATAGCCGGTGGTCAGCAGGGCCGCCAGGCCATAGATCTTCAGCTGCAGGTTGCCGTTGACGCTGACCGCCACGCCGGCCCCGTACTTCAGGTCGATCACATAGAGGACCTGGGTGGCCGGGCACCAGATGATGCAGTCCGCTGTGCCCCAGCAGTCCGGGGTGACGCTCACGCGCATCTCGACGTGGAGCACGGCGCCGACGTTGGCCGCCATGATCTCCCAGACGAAGTCCACGTAGGTCATGACGTGCTTGAGCATCTCCGGGTCCGGCTTGTCCAGGACCTTGTTGGTCAGGATGGCCTCGGCCAGGCTGTGCGCACGGGTGCCCTCGTCGGCGTAGGGGCTGCTCGGGTTGGGCATCCCCTTGCTGAGGGGAAGGGCCCCGGCGCACAGCATCCAGGTGACAGCATGGCTGGGCGAACGCTTGGCGTGATCAGCCACGGGACGCCTCGGCCTGCAGGGACATGCGGTAGCCGGCGAGCTCGGCGTCGATCTTCTGCTGCCAGATCCGCGGGTAGTTGGCCCGCAGGAACTCGTCGTGGGTGCGCCAGCGCTGCTTCTGGGTGCCGCGCCGGGTGGTCCGGTGGTTGGTCTTAGCCATTGCAGGCCTCCAGGAACTTGAACTGGGTGGCCTCGTCCAGCTTGGCGATCTCGGCCACGCGGTTGCAGTTGAAGCTTTTCAGCAGGCCCAGGCCCATCTCGATGGCCTTGTCGGAGCCGTGGAGCTCGGTCAGCCGGTCGGCGTAGGACTGCATGGCCTCACGCAGGGAGGTGAGGGTGGGCGGCTCGAAGCCGATCCGGCCGGGCGTCGAAGCAGGGGCAGAGGCCATTGCTGACCCAGCCGTGGGCGCGGGCGCAGAAGTAACCTGGGGAGGGTCCACCGGCTCCTTGGCGGCCTCCATCTCGGCCTTGGTCCGGCGCTTGCGCTTGGGCACCTCGGGGGCCGGTTCCGGATCGATGCCCTGGGCGTCGTAGTCCACCGGCTCGACGGTCGGAGGCACTTCGCTGTGCGGCGGCAGCCCGAGGTGGTCGGCCACGTCGAGGTCGGCACTGCCGATCTCGAACAACTTGACCTCGGGGGGCAGGGAGGCGGAGGCCAGTTCCCGGGCCTCGTTGACCACGGGGCAGACCTTCTCCCGGGCATTGGGGATGGGATGGCCGATCCAGGTGAACAGGGCCAGCAGGCCCTGCACTTCCACGGGGGTGGGATCGTCGAAGGACAATTCGATGCGGACAGTCATGTGTCGTTTCTCCTCTTGGATGATGTCAGTCTAGGTTCGTGTCACCGAAATGGCAACAGTCCAGACGAAAGAAATTTCAGAAGATCCGGGTGAGCTCCCGCGCCTTGCGGATGAGCGTCTGCTGAACCTGCTCGTCCACGCTCTGGTGCAGGGAGAAGACGCGCACCCGCACGGCCCGGGTTTGGCCGATCCGGTGGGCCCGCATGGCAGCCTGGGCGTTGTCGGACGGCACCCAGGACTGCTCGAGGAATGCCACCTCGCAGGCGCTGGTGAGGGTGATGCCCACTCCGGCCGCCTGGATGTTGCCGACGAACACCCGGCACTTGGGATCGTTCATGAAGGCGTCGATGTTCTTCTGGCGCAGCTGGGGCGGCGTTTTCCCGTAGTAGGTGACCGCTCCGAACTTGGCCAGGCGCTCCCGGGCCGCCTCAACCACGCACTGGTGGACGCCGAACAGCACCACCTTGTCCATGGCGCCGGACGCCAGTTCGTCCTGGATGATGTCCAACACGGCTGGCAACTTGGCCATGCCGATGTAGCGGCGCAGGGTGGTCATGCTGGGCGCCATGGACTCCAGCAGCTTGAGCCGGGACTCGGTGGACGATTCCCCGCCGCCAACGGCCTCCAGGGCCTGTCGCAGGGTCTGGTCGGCAACCTTGAGCTCGGACAGCAGCCCGGCCTCGCCCTGGGGCCCCAGCGGGAAGATGGCGGGGTCTAGTTCAACCTGGGTGCGCTCCACCGTGACCTCCTGGTAGTGGAGCGGGGGCAGTTCCTTCATCACTTCCTCCTTCATGCGCCGGAGCAGGGCGGGCGCCATCAGCGCCTTCAGCTGCTCCACGTTCTTGTGGCCGGTGACCCGGAATCCGTAATCGGTATTGAAGCCCGTGCAGAACCTGAAGACGAAATCCCAGTAGGGTTCGTTGATCATGTTCATGGTCTTCAGGTGGGTGTAGAGCTCGGAAGCATCGTTCGGCGCCGGGGTGCCGGTCAGCCGCCAGACCCGCTTGGCCCTGGAGATGATGCCGGGCCGGTTGGAGCCGTGGCCGTAGATGGCCTTGGTCCGCTTGGCGCTGCGTTCCTTGAGGTAGTGGGCCTCGTCCAGGATCAGCAGGTCCCACTGCCTGGCCTTGAGGATGTGGGCCAGGGGCACGGCCAGGTCGTAGCTGACGATCACCACCGGGCCCTGGACCGGATCCTTGGCCGTCTTCACCACGGCGATCTCCCGGTCCAGCGGGCTGAACCGCTCGAACTCCCTCTGCCAGTTGACGCGGACGGCCGCGGGGCAGATCACCAGGATGGACCGGACGTTGGCCAGGTCCGCGGCGTGGACCGCCTGGGCGGATTTGCCGAGGCCCATGTCATCCGCAAGCAGGGCCTGGGTCTGGCCCGCCAGCCAGCGGGCGCCGGTCTTCTGGTAGGGGTAGAGATCAAGCATGGGTGACGTTCTCCAGGACCCAGGCGTAGCCGGCCAGGTCCACGATGCTGTCCCGGTGGTCGGGGGTGGTGCGCAGCCGGGCCAGCTTGACGGCCAGCATGATGAGGACGCACTCCTCCGGGGTGATGGCCATGCCAGTCAGGGCCGAGGCGATCTCGGCGGTGCGGGCCCAGTTCTCCTTGGGATCGCCGTAGGCGGCGGCCCGGGGCCCGGTGACGGCTGCGAGGGCTTCTTCCAGGACGTTCACTTGCGCCTCCCGCGGACGTTGACCGGGGTCCAGCCCATCGGGGGCAGGATCAGCTTGGACGCCGGGGGCCGCTCGAAGCGCTCCCGAGCCTGGCGGTCCTGGCGCTCCACGAACTTGAGCAGGAACATCGCCATGCGCTCGGCGTTGGTCGCCTTGTCCGGGGTGTCGAACGGCAGGTCCTGCTCCAGGTGGACGTGGACGGTGCCCTCCGGCCGGTCCTCGATGGTAAAACTAAGCTTGGCCATTGGGCTCCTCCTCGATGGCTTCGATGTGGATGACTTCGACCGGATCCAGGCGGTAGACCCGGAAGTTGTCCAGGCCCCCGTGGATCGCCCGGCCCACGGCGTCACCCATGGTCGGGAACAGGTCGGCGTTGCAGACCCAGCTGCCGGCGCCCGCGGGCTTGGCGTCGGGGATGACGATGAAGTGGGGCTCCATCAGCCCACCACCAGCTTGGCCATGATCGTGGCGTCCTCGTTGAAGCCG